CTTGATTAGAATCAATAGTTTTCCAACGCTTACTTGGATTACCTAAAACATATTTGTTTGATTCGTCTGGTAAAATATCACTTACAACATCTGCATTAAAAGTAATGTTGTCTGTGTTTCCGTCACCTAGTGTAATATTACCTGCGGCAGTAATTGTTCCTGAAGCAAACAAGTTGCCTGAAACATTTGTATTACCAACCAATTCAATTGTACCAACACCGTTTGGTCTAATTTCAACAGAAGCGTTTGAATCTATTGTAGTAATATAGTTGTCATTTAGTTCTAATGAATCAACTCTAATTTTTGAATGGTAAATCACAGGATCATTACCTGCTGGTAATAATTCAATTGTTCCTAAGTTGGATGAAATTGTATTGTTTTGTAAATTTAAGTTACCAACGGAAACTTGGTTTGTTGCTTGTAAATTTGTTGCGTTTATAGTGCCATTAACATCTACATCATAGGCTGGACTGTTGGTCTTAACACCAATTCTATTGTTGTTTACATCTAAATATAATAAATCCGTTTCAAACGCTAAATCTACACCATTACGTAGTAAATTTGCCTTCAACAACGGACCTGAAATTCGACCGACGGCCATTGTGTTCTCCTATAAACGGGCATCCTGTGCCACTAACCACATTACATAGCGGGTTAACCACTGTTTGTCCTGCAAACTGATTCGGTCAAATTTGCATTAACAGTATTTAGTCTTTAATGGAAAAAGGGTATAGTTGGCTTAGTCAAAACCGTGTATTACAACGACATCTTTACCTAGAGGTACAGCACTATCAAATCGTAAGTATTGTCCACCTTGGCCTTGTATCATAGTGTAGTTTACACCTGCAATTTGAACAACGTTTTCTACTAAAACTAAAACGTTTGCGGCTGATGCTGGTGTAGGGTTTAAAGGGCCAAACTCTTGCTCTGTAGCATCGCCTGTACCTAAAGTTTGAATTGTAATTGTATTAGGACGCATAGTTCTTGCTTCTTCCCATGCATTGTTTACATAAAATTCAAATTCATTTATTTCTGTATTATATCTAACTTGTCCATTTTCAGGATATGCTGGACGTTCGGCTGTAGTTCCTGTAGGAACTTTTACTGCATAATTTGTACCAAGAACAACTTGACCGTTTGCTTCAACAGAAACACTAGGATCTGTGATAAGTTTAGAGTTCAATTGTTGTTTTTTAACAAATCTCATTACACTGCTACCGTACTGATTGTTGCACTAATTGTAGCCGGTGATGTTGTTTGTGCTACAATAGTATCTCCATTTTCAAGGACTAATCTTTCACTATCCATAATAAAAGTTTCTCCTCCAGGAATTTTAAGTTGATGTAATATTTTGTTTTCGTCACCTGCTGAACCACCATTTGGTACAATATGTAAATCTAAAAACGTGTCTGCATCAGTTAAAACATTTCCTGCACCTGCAATATTATCTGTGTCTTGATAGTTACAAAATATCATACTTGTAACTGCCGAGTCACCACTGCTGGTGTAAAGTGTTGTTAATGTAGCATCTATAAAGTTGTTTGTAATCGCCATTGTTTTTCCTAAAATAACATGCTATAAAGCAATGCCTTCTTTTTACTTACTAATTCATCTCTAGTACTAGATGTATTTACAAAATATAGTCCAGAACCGCCTTCTGCTTGGGTTTGAGAATATAGTTTAATTCTACCACTATCTGCACTTGGAGCCGTCGGACTTACTGCACCTTCAATACTTAATACATCACGTACAACAACTTCTCCTGTGCCGTTAGTTTCTAAAAATAAACTATTGTTTGATGTTGTTGGACGGATTGTAGTTCCGTCTATTTGTAGTTCTTGTAATTCTGTAGTAATACCGTTTACACTAAATTTTTGTACACCGTCTACATTAATAGTAAACTGTGATAGTGGATCACCGTCACTAGTATCAAACACTTCAGCAATAGTATTGCCTGCTGTCATTCTACTAATAGCCGCTCCTGCAACCGCAGTATCTACATACTTCTTATTTGGAATATCATCATCGTCTGTTACGTTAGTTTCATAGTCACTTGTTCCTGTAACACTAACAACAGCATTAGGAGCATTTTGTCCTAGCAATAATAAATTTTCACCTGAAGTTTCAACTACGTGTGCTTGGATTGCTCCAAGACTTGATCCTACTTTAAATGTAAAAACACCTTCGCCTGTACCACCATTTGGTTGTAAGTATGACAATGTATCATCAAATACAAAATTTGCTGGAGAACTTGAAGGGCCTCTGTATATATTAAGTCCTGCTTGTCCTAAACTAATTCCGCTTCCGCCTGTTTCACCTGAGTTGAGGGTAATAATATTATCTTCAATGGTCATGTTAGCAGTTTGAATTGTAGTTGTAGCACCAAGTACAGTCAAATCTCCAGTAATTCTCACTTCTGGGGTATCCATAGTAAGTCGTGTTCCGATACTAGTGGAAGTTACGATTTTGTAATCACCTGTTACTTTAAGTACATCTACTGCCATTTGAATAAGGATCCTTTGTTAATAGTATTATTTAGTCAAGAGAAAAGGGCAAAGCGAACTTTGCCCTCTCCTAATGTTAATAACCAACGATTATGCGTCTTCTGTGAAGTCGTCGTCGTCTGTTCCAACTAGTGTATTATCGTCACCTGCTTCTTCAACTTGTGCCGCACCATCTGAAGTACTTGTGCTAAAGTTCCACGGTAGACTTTGTCCGTCATAAGCGTTTGCACCTGTTGCACTTGGAGCAGATAAAGTTGCTTTACGTCCAGTAATTTTACTTACTGTGTATGTTTCTGCATCATCCATTTTGAAAGAAATAGCCATTTCACCTGCCGCTAGTGCCGCTGGTAATTTGCCAGTTGTTAGTGTACAAGTAAATTCGCCGCCTGTGCCAATTTCTTCACACACAAATTTCTTTGAACCTTTTTGTTTTACGATATAACCTTCTTTAACGGCTGTGCCATTATGAAAGTTTACTTTGATCTCGTTTCCGCCTGCTGTAGGTGTTCCGAATAATCTTTTGTTTAGTGGTCTTCCCATTTGTTTTCTCCTATTATAGTAGTCCTATCTGGGTTCTATCCAGTACGCTGTGGGTTAAACAGCATAAGTCCATTACATTATGTAATTTCCTATTTGACAGTGATATTTAGTCTAGCCTAGTAAACAAATGCATAAGATGTACGGAACTAAAGTCTTTTACAAGACGATTAATTTTAGCACATTGATCTTTGTGTTCTAATATTACACTGTCACGTCTTTGTTGTCTATATTTTAATTCTATACTACTGAGTTTGTTTATTTCACTACGCATTCCGCTACAAAACTTTACAATATCAAATTTAAACTCAGGTGCTGTTTTTGCAAGAGTACGTATCTGAGTTTCTACGTCAGGCCAATCTAAACTTGATGTTATTTCTTTGATGCTCTCTTGCATACAAATATTTATCAGTCATAAAAAAAGGGCGACCAAAGCCGCCCTTTTCAGTATTTCTACTAAGTCTAAGACTTACGAGAATGATACGTTTGCTGTTGTAATAGCAACTTTACCTAAGTAGTCACCAGCGTTACCTAAAGATGACGCAGTGTTAGTAAGTTCTACATAACCATAACGTGTCATGAAGCCTACTACTGGCTCAAAAGTTTCAGGATCTAATACTACACCTGAACTCATTAGTGGAATGTATGGGCAATAAAACGCCGCCGCATCCGCTTCTGATGAACCTTTGTAACCAACAAGTACTTGGTTGTTGTCTTCTGCAGTTGTATCAGCCATATAAGCGTCAACATATACTCTCATAGCGTTATTCAAAGTACCTACAAATTTAGTATTTGTTGGTGCTTCAAAAGTACCTTCAGTTGTTCTTGCAAACGCTGAAGTTGTAGCAGATTGTAGGATAGTTAATGCTTGGTTTGAAACCACTGCAAAGTTACCTGCACCTCTACGTGTACGCTGTGCGATTTTGTTAGCAGTTCTGTTGATTTGAACAGCAAGTGCCGCATGTTCATCACCAACAAAAGTTGCTGTACCGCTTACAGCCGCTTGGTCGTAAGTTTCTTCAACTGAAGCAAGTGAACGAAGAGATGTTAAAATCTCTTGGTCAATCTCAGCAGTAATCTCTTGTGCAAGAGCCGCCATGATTTCCGCTTCAATATCGATACCTTGTTGTGCTTGAGCATCTTGTGCCGCTTCAAACGTCCAACGTGCAGATAGTTTTCTTGACTTCGCTTCTACTGCTTGTTTTAAGATTTGAATTGACAATCTGTTACCTGCACTACCTTCAAGTGCCGCAGTACCTGCCGCTTTACCTGATGTACCGTCACCAGCATATGCTTGACCGATTTTGAATGGTGATAAAGCCTCATCACCTGCAGTCACATCATTTGCAGTTCCTGTAGCGTTGTTAGTGTCCGAGTAACGTACTCTTAGTGTGTGAATTTGTGACACTGGTCCAGTCATTGGTTGTACACCTACGATTTCATTTGCGATAACCGTTGGCATTACACGTCTAATTACTGGAAGAATCACTCTGTTTAGTGTTGCAACATTTCCTGCGGAAGTTGCACCAGCAGTTGCCGACTCAGCGAGATAACGTCTAGTATTCTCGAGAGTGACATCCATCACGCTTTTCTTGTGTCCGTTAAGACCTTCTAGAAGTGCGCCTTTGGTAGCCTGCCAATTTTCATTGATCATTTCTGACATTTTGTCCTTCTCCTTTTAGTTTAATCCCGCTAATTTGCGGAGTTGTATTAAGTTTGACTTTTCTTCTACCGGTTGAGTAGTTTCTTTATTGCCTGTTACTTCTGTGCTTTCATTAAGTGCCTTTTTAACAGTTTTAGAAGTTTTTCTGTCTTCCATTACTGCTGGTAGATATTTGTCAAATGCTGTGTGCAATTTTTCAGTTTGCACTGACTCTAGTAGTTCAGACATAATTTCACTTTTGTCTTTACCTAACGGAGTCAATAACTCATTCATCACTGCAACACGTTTCGCGGAATCTTTAGCAACATTAATTTCTGCTTCCTTAGACTCAACTAGAGTATTCTTCTCTGTGATGGTTTTCTTAGCCTCAGCCAATTTTTCTTCTTTCTCAGCAACAAGTTTCATTAACTTCGCAGTTTCTGATTTCTCGTTTAAGTATGAGTTAGAATATTCATTAGCAAACGCTTCGAATAGTTTTCTACCAAAATTGTTTTCACGTGCTGAATGAATATCTTCTTTCAATTGTGAAATCTCTTTTGCTAGTTTAGTACTTACAGTTTCCTTAACAATTTCTGCTGACTTAGCAACAAATTTTGCTTTGACTTCTGCAAATTTAGTTTTGGCTTCTTTTACAAGTTTAACCTTGGTTTCTGCCAAATCTTTTTTGTCCTCTGCGAACTCGTTGATTTCATTTGCAAGTTGTTTGACAACAAAGTCTTCCAATTTTGAAAAGTTTTCTGAAACCTTATTACGGTCTTCATGCAACTCTGCAATTTCTTTAGTTAATTGCTTGAGCATAAACTCTTGCAATTTTTCAGAGTGTTCACTGACTTTCTTCTTATAAGATACAGTTGCTTCCGCAAGTGCCTTCTTATCTTCAGCAATTTCAGCAATCTCTGATTCTAAACGTTCGGAAATCATTTTGTCAATCGCTTCAACCATGTTTGATTTATCATGCTCATAACGATTTGCAAATTCCTCACGGAGTTCAGCAGTAACAGTGTCTTTGTTTTCCTTGATCTTCGCGTCCCACGCTTCTTGTAAGTCAGAACGAACTTCCTCACCTAGAATACCTGTTTCGAAAAGTTTGTTAAACATATCACTCATTTGCTTCTCCTTTGTTACTCCAAGCCTTTTATGACTCGTAGCATCTGTTCTTTGAGATACTTCTGTGCTTTAGCATCTTTCGATACTTCGTGTGCCGCCCTAATTGCACTATAACCACCTCTTGTATTCATTAAGTGTTCATAGATTGGTGTCGGGTAAGCACCCGGCGCACTTGGTTGTGCTACCACATCAACTGTGATAATTTCAAATCCGTTAACTTCTCCAGTGGATTCATTAACTTCACCTGCTCCTCGTGAACTGACTCCCAGTTTCACACCTGACTGTAACATGGTTTTTACAAGATTACCCATCGGGGTAGGCAAAATTTTCATCTTACCAAACCCGTTAGGGCCATCCATCCACATATCAGTAATCATATGCGATACACGATCTAAATTGACCTTTAAATCATCTGGGTGATCAACTTCACCTAGTACAGAATAACCGCCGTCGATCTGATCCTTGAGCGTTTTAACAGCGTTGCCTATCTCAGAGACAGGGTAGATTCGCTGGTTAGCGTTTTTAACACCACCCTGAATACAGATGCCTTTTAGATAAAGGTCTTTATCAGTACCTTCACCTATTGACTCAAGTGTGACTTTCGCCTGATCGAACGTAAGATGTTCTCTTAAGTATGCCATATTAGCAAACTCCTAATTATTCAGCACTCTTTGGTGCAGATGCCTTCTTAAAAGTGTCTCCGGCTTTTGAACCTGGTTCATTCTCGAAAGAAGTTCCCATGTCTTTTGGCTTTTGAGCACTACCGCCCTTTTCTTCACTACCGCCGATAGCATGTGCTTTAGCATCGTTAGGTGCTTTAGCGTTACTTGCTACTGGTGAAGTAGTTGCATCAGCGCCTTCGGAATTAGATGGAGCAGAAACTTTTTCTACGTATTCACGCATAGTTTCGCCAGCGGATTTATCTTTTTTCGCTTCATCTACAACTTCTGCTTCTTCGTCTGTTGACTCAATAGCAGGTTCAATTGCTTCCTCTTCGGCTTCTTCTGATTCTTCTTCGTCACCTTCTTCTGCATCGTCGTCTTCTGGTTTGTCGTCCATCATGGCTTCAAACTCATTTTTAAGATCGTCTAATGCATCTTCAAGGTCTACAACGCGGTCTTCAATATCACCATGCTCTTCTTCATGATCATCCATTTTACCGTCATCGTCGAAATCTTTCATTTCGTCTTCGTCATCACCGGATACTGCTTTCATCATCATATCTGTTGCATCACCGCCGACTTCTTCGACTGATTCATCTTCAAAGTTTTCTTCAACTTTGTCTTCTTTTTCTTCTGCGTCAGTTGCTTCTTCAACTTCGTCTTCTTTTGACGTATCTGTTGCTTCTTCAACTTCGTCTTCTTTTTCCTCAGACTCAATAAGTCCTTGGTAAATTTCTTTTGATTTCTCTACCACGATATCGTGGAAAAGTTCTTCTGCTTTATCTTTATCTTCATTCACTAGAAGATCAAGCAGTTGTTCAAATTTGCTTGTATCTGACATTGTTTTCTCCTTAATTTATATTAGTTGGCAAGGCTGTCCCTTGTATTTACGATAAAACCACTTTTACCGGTGAAAATAGGCTCATTTATTACATTCTTGCTAATCATGTGGTTTTTTGAGTCTAAATTCGAGTTCATCATAGTCAATATTGCGTATATTATCGTAACTGTTAAGTTGTCCGGGGCAAAAATCTCCAACGTTAGTTACCCTTAAAAACTGTATATCAGTATTGGTTCTGATTACGCTTTCAGTTTGCCTAAGCCAATTGCCATAATATGTTGCTGGTTCTTTTGATTTTTTATAATTGTTAGTATCTGCAAACAAGTTGTTAAACTTTTTGCCACCATTTAACCCCATATAATCAAATCCTAGTATATAGATAGTTTTATGCTTGTCGTCAGCCGCTTTTGCTAGTGCTGTAGGACCACTACTCCATCCTTTGCTAGGTTGAAAATAATTAAGATTAGTATACTCTTTGTATCCGTTATTATAGTTTGTCCATACTACATGATTGTGATGATAGCCATCTGCTACAATCTCATGTACCATTTTTGGATCAACTGCAATAAGAACATCAGGTTCAAAATTTCGATAAACAGCATTGCAGGCATAGATGTTTCCTTTGCCACGCAACTTTTCTACATCAAAATGTTTTCTGGAGGTACCATTACCCATTACGAATGCTGTGTTCATAATGGTATTTAAACAGTTTTATTAAAGGGTAGTATCTTCTTGAGCAGGTTGTCCATACATCAGTTGCACAAACTCTAATTCTTTTGCTTGTTCAACTTCTCTTGCTTCAGATGTACGTCTAATTTGATTAAGTTGTTCTAGTGTAAGTCTAGTTTTTCTAGTATCCGTAGGTTTAATTACAGAAACATCTCTCTGAGCACTATAACGTTTATCGTCCTCAAAGTCTTGTCCGTCTTTATCAAAATAAAAAAATTCTTTTAACAACATATTATTATTTACCTTAAACTGTGTCGCCACCAGGAGTAGTATCAGTGTCTGACACATCTATTTCTGGTTCAGGAGCATCTGCTCCAGGCTCTGTAGTACCAAGATCATCTAAGTCTGATTGTATACCACTTGGTGTAACACCTGCACCACGCATTTCTGCACCAGCACTTGCGTTATTGAAGTTTTCATTGGTGTTTTCTTCACGCCACATTGATTCATTTTCTGCAAGTTCTTCTTGTGAAAGACCTAAGAAACGTTTAAGTGCAAATCGTTTACTCATGTAAGGTACTTCTTGTAGTGAAGCAAACGTGTTAACTCTAGCATTATCCATTTCACTTTGTCTATATGAAGCAAAGTTTTGTGGTGGATTCATTTTTAAATCAAATAAGTTGTTGTCAATGTTTACACCTTTAGCGTTCATAAACATTTTAAACTCTCTATCAAATACATATGCAACTAAATTTTGTAGTCTTACACAGTATTTGTTGAATCTTAGTTCTTGAATATAAGCAGTGCCTACCCTACCATCGTTGTACTGTGCGGCAGAATCATCTGCGCCGGTAGGTAAGTAAGAACTTGGAATACGTAAACCACGGAATAACTTGTTAGTAAAATATTTTAAGTCATC